TGCAAAAAGGTCGACTACGCTGTATTGGTAGTACAACATATGAAGAATATCGTGAAAAGTTTGAGAAAGACCGTGCACTAGCTCGCCGTTTTTATAAGATTGATGTTCCTGAACCAACACCAAGTGAAGCAAAAGAAATTGTCAAGCAGAGTGTAAGTGCTTATGAAATTTACCATGAGATGCAAATTACACCAGAAGCAATCAATGCCGCAGTTGATTTAAGTGTACAATACTTGCATGACAAGAAACTTCCAGACAAGGCATTTGATGTTATTGATAGTGCATTTGCTCGTCAACGTACACGTAAACCAGAAGAGCGTATTATTACTATTACTGATGAACTTATCAAATATGAGATCAGTAAAATGGCACGTATTCCACTGGACACAGTTGTTAATGTTAAGCGCCGTGAAACACAAATGATTAACATTGAAGAAAAACTACGTGAGCGTGTGTTTGGACAGGACCAAGCAATTGACTTATTGGCAGACGCTGTATACATCAGTAAAGCAGGACTTAAATCTAAAGACAAGCCAGTAGGTACATATTTGTTTACTGGACCAACAGGTGTTGGTAAAACTGAAACAGCAAAAGCAATTAGTGAGTTGTTAAACATGAACTTGGTACGCTTTGATATGAGTGAGTATCAAGAACGTCATACAGTTGCTAAGTTGATTGGCGCACCTCCAGGCTATGTAGGACATGGTGATGGTAAAACTGGTAGTGGACAATTGATTAACGAATTGGAAAAAACACCAAATTGTGTATTGCTATTGGATGAAGTTGAAAAGGCACACCCTGATGTATTGAACGTTATGTTACAAGTAATGGACAACGGTATGGTTACCAGTAGTGATGGTAAAAGTGTAAGTGCACGTAACGCAGTTGTTATCTTGACCAGTAACTTAGGTGCGGCAGACAGTGAAAAGAATGTTATTGGCTTTGGTGGCGGAAAACATGACGGTGCACAAGACAAAGCAGTTAAAAGTTTCTTTAGTCCTGAATTCCGTAACCGTTTAGATGCTATTGTTAAGTTTAATAAACTTGACCGTGGGCACATTAATCAAGTTACTGACAAGTTTATGACTGAACTAAAGTACATGGTTAAAGATCGTGAAATTGATCTTACATGGACACCAGCAGTTACCAATTGGTTAAGCGATCGTGGATTTAATGAGACAATGGGTGCAAGACCAATGGCTCGTGAAATTAATGAGAATATTAAAAAGCCACTGGCACGTAAACTGTTGTTTAGTGATTCAACACACAATAGAATTGAGATTGATATTCAAAATGACCAAATCCAAATCAACTATATCTGATGTTAGAAAAGCATGCAGTGATGTGTGCACGTATGTTTATACAGAAAAACTATTTTTCAAAACTTATTCATTGCGATTAGGATTTGATAACATTCAGTTATGGACATTATTTGGATTTAGACATGGTGGTGGTTATTCTATAACCAATAATGAAGACCGCCGTGAGGATATGAACAAACTTCGCAATGTTCATAAAAAGATTACACAGTTTTTGGATAGTAATAAAATTGATTATAGACTTAGGCGTGAAAGTAAATTTCACGTCTACTTAAACGATACTGATATTGCAATCAAGCTAATTAAAAGATTTAGATTGTTTTTGATTGATGTACACGGCCCTGCAAACGAAGTACAGCGTGACACAATGAAAAACAATTGTAAAATTTTGGTTAGAGATAATTTATTTTATAAAAAATATCGTTATAAAATAATATGGCCTGGCAGTACTGAAATTGTAGATGGTGGTGCTGAACACATATATGATATATTAAAAACACTGGACGAAGATAGTTATAGGCTGAGTGATAATTTTAGGATTGCTGCCAATATTACTGGCACTACCAGCAGGACTCGATATGCAAGTTACATATCTAGACAATTAACCAGTGGTTGGCGGCGGCTTTATGATTGGCATAGAGTAACAATTTATCTTAAAGATGAAACTGATTATTTACAAATTAAACTCATGACTCCCTACAAGACACTGGAAGAGCTAGAAGTAGTAACTCAGGACGAAATAGATTCAGATAAATAACTATAGTTATTTTATAGGAGACTACTATGGCAAAAATTGCAGAAACAATGTTTGTGGTTAAAGCCAGTAAACTGCTAAGGGATAGTGACGAAGATCATGAAATTATTGATCAGGATACACTAGTTCAGCTTGAAGCTGTAATTCAAGAATTAGCAGGTGAAGGTACACTTGTAGAGATTATTAAGGAATAAAAATGAGCACCGTCAGTTATACAATGTTAACACATCAAGACAGTTTAAACTACACTGGAGACAAAATCCGTGCAGACGCTTACTATGGTAATACTGACGGCCTACACACTGTGAGTGTAAACTTCAGTGATTTTGTAGGAAGATTATATATTGAAGGTACACTAGTAAGTGATCCACAGGACAATGATTGGTTTCCAATTTATCTGACTAGTGGCAGTACTTACAAACAGTATCCACAACTTCCTGGTTCACCAACAGGCATTGTAGGTGACACTGGTGCTGATGCATTTACGTTTAGATTAAACACCATGTACTTACGTGCAAGAGTAGATCGTACATATTTAAATGCACAAGCATATGACCAAGCACAACATGGCAGAATTGACAAAATACTTTTGAACGTCTGAGTATAAATACTACTAACTAAACGATAAAGGTATTTGTAGTATGGCAGTATTTGCATGTTCATCAACAATAACGTCCCAGACACAACCAATGATATCTTTCAATCCTGCTGTATTGCAGGCAGATATGGTATTACAGTTTGACATTACACTAGGTGTTTTTGTTGCACGAACGTTGAGTGTGGGCGGAAATGCAGTGTTCAGTGACGTGAGCTCATTAGGCACTGGTACAAGTGTCTATGGCGGTAGAACAGACGGCACATTAAATTTAAGAAGCATTAAAGCAGGCAACAACTTAACAGTCACAACTGACGGTAATGATATTACTATTGGTATTGCTAACAGTGGTTCACTACTAAACACTGGTGACAATGTTGGCACTGGTGCTGAAGTTTATAAAGAAACAGTAGACAATGTTCTTAATTTCCGTACAATTTCATTACATCCAGACAGTAAAAATTTAACTATTACACAAACAGATGACGAGATTGTTTTCAGAGGTTATGGTGAAGTAAACACTGTATCCAGTATTGGTACGGGTACAAGTATCTTTGATAACAAAACTGGTGAAGATTTACAATTCCGCAGTATTGTTGGCGGTAATAACTTAAACGTTACTATTAATGGTTCTGACATCATATTTGATGTTGACTTTAATTTTAATGTCAGTGCAGAGGGTGGATTACTTGTTGTTAGAAACGGGGAAGTTACTCCACTTGATCCACCAACTACACTTGATAGAATATATGTACTAACAACAGGCACTGGCGGTGTCAGTGAAGTTGGTTGGGATACCACTGCAATTACAAGATCAATGCGTATTACTTTTGAAGCTGATGGCAGTTTGGAAGATGTATTGGATGTTCCAAGTGATATGACTGCAACTAGAATTGGTAATCAGATTACCGTAACACACCCGTTTGGTACATGGCCTAAATCTGTAAGTTATTATGGCCGTGATAATATTACAAATAAATTTAAATTAAGATATCCAACTGGTAACTATCAGGTACAATTAGATGGAAATAATCCAACTACCACATTTACTATTGACGTAATTGCCGCAGTTGCTGGTGCCGACGCTAATGGATACGCATATGTGAATTTGGTGTTCTAAAAATATGACTAATATTGCCCCTCCAAAACTACTAAGTTTATACTTGAGAACTCAAGAAATTACAGATCGCTGGCCAGGGCAGTCAGGTGTAGATGATGCTGCTGGTGAACCTAAACAGTGGCGGTTTATTGCTGATGTTAATGCACAGTTACACAGTAGCCACAACAGTGTTGTTCCTATGCAATATGATGCCAGAGATATAAAAGTAGGTGATTACGTAACAACTGGTTCAAATGGTAGACTTCTTGTAATTGATGAAATCATAAACTTAGTGACAACTGGACAAATTGAATTCAAAGCCAGTGATGAAGATAAAATGAATGCCATCACTGACTATACTCAGTATGCAGACGGTAGTCTAATAGATGGTCCTGGATTTTTGTTTGAAACTAAAAACCAGATGCCAGTGTTGTTCCCACTGCCAGATGTATTGCCAGCCGGATTTACCAGAGGGTTTGCTACGCAAATTATGAGTAGATTTACCCAACGTGGTAAAAATGATACTCTGCAAGTTTTTCAACCCACACATAATTTTAGCGTTGGTCAAGCCATAGTCCTAAACAGTAATGGTGTTTATGCACCGGCAAACTTTTTGACTGATATTAGTCAAGATGCAAAACGTATTATTGGTATCGTAGAAGAAACAAATTACCCAACAGATGATTATTTTAGAATAAGAACTGTAGGACCAGTTGTAGATATTGAACTGGCTGATGGTGGTCCAGGAGAATTATACTTTTTAGATAATGCCAGTAGCGGTGGTGAGTTAATAAACTTTAGTCCCAACAGTATTGATAGCAGAACTGCTGGACAACCAATTTATATAAAACTTGATAATACTCGTGCGGTATTCAACCCAGCTGGTAGTGTAGATGTTGGTAGTATCAGCAGTAGCTATGTAATTGACACACTGACAGATCTACAAAATATAGCAAATCCAAGTGACGGAGATACTGCATATGTTCATGACATTGGGGTTGGTGATTGGGGATTTTATATTTACGATGCTGGCCAATGGATTCTTATGCAGAGCCAGTCTGGTTCAGCAGTTGATGCCAGAAGTTTTGAACGCAGTATTACCCATTTGAGCGCAAATACCACTGTTATCTATAAAGTGAGTGGTTTAGCCAGGGTTGTAAATGTAAGTTTACGAATAGTTACTCCTTTTGATAATGGTGCAACTATTACAGTAGGTGACCAATATGACAATTCCAAATATATGACAGAACATGAAAATGATACAAGTGTCACTGGAGAATATCAGAGTTTTCCTAGTGAAATTTATGCACAAACACAAAAAGAAGATATTAATGTTTATTTAAATGCTAACGGTGCAACACAAGGTGAAGCACGAGTTTTGATAACATATGTATAAATAAGTATAACAAGAGGATTAGGAACAACAGATGGCACTCACAAAACAATATGGATTATCAGGTTTATATTCAGACGTTCAGTTTGGTAAGTCAAACGGTCGAATTAAATTTGATAATGCGGATAACGCATTTAACGCTAGAAACCTTGCTGACAATGACTATGTAAACTTTCGTGTAGCTGAACCAGTTGAAAACCGTGATGCTGCCACAAAATATTATGTAGACAGTGTTGCACAAGGTTTAAAACCAAAAGCAGCCGTTAGGGTTGCAACAAATGGCTTAACAAGTATTGACAGCAATGTCAATAGCGGAACAGCAACAGATGATATGACAAACTTGTCATACAGTAACGAAGTTTGGACACTAACAGGCGGTGTAATTGACGGTGTTACACTAGCAGATGGTGATCGTGTACTGATTAAAGACGCAACTGGCGCTGACGCAGTTGGTAACGGTATTTGGGTATTTGACAGCAGCGCAGGTACACTAAGTCGTGCACCAGATGCAGATAACGCTGCGCCAGCTGGTGAAGCGGCAGCAAGTGCTGGTGGTAGTATTGTACTACGTGGTACAGTACAAGACCCATACGCTGGGGCAACTGTTTATGAATATAATTTAACTGCTGATGGCGTTAACTATACTGCTAGTGGCGCAGGCGCAATTGGCGTGATTCAGTCAATGGGCGTGCCAGGACTAACAGTTGAATTTCAAGATGCTGGTGGATTAATTAGTCTAGTTACATTGATCTATACTGGTTCTTCAATTACACTAACCGATACAACCAGTGCTGATCCATCTGGTTGGACATTAACTGGACATACGCTAGGCACATACACTGGTTCAGCCGCAAATGCTGCTGGTAGTGAAATGGGTGGCGGTGTATTTGTATTCGTATTGGAAGGTACAGTATGGCAAGACAGTGGATGGGTTGTAAACAATCCAACTGGTAATGCTACACTTGGTACAGATCCAATTACTTGGGCACAGTTTAGCCGTGTAAGTGGCATTTATGCTAACGACGGTCTGGCACAAGACGGTAATAGAATTTATGTACGTACAGATGGCACAACAATCCATCTAGATAATGACGACCTTGCTGTTAAATCAAGTACTACACAATACCAATCACTAATTAGTGACGGTGCTGGCGGTACAGCAACATGGACAGCGATTAGCTTAGATCAACCAGCTGCAACGACAAATACCTTGCTCCGTAGTCGTGGTGGTTTGGCGGCAGATGTTAGTGCATATGCAGATCAGAGTTTATATCTAAGTGACAATAGTGGTAATACAACAACAGAACTTGCTGTTGGTACAGCTAACCAAGTATTACGTGTTGATGGCAGTGGTACACTGGGTTATGGTACAGTTGACCTTGATCAAACTGGCGTTAGCGTAAGTGGTGTACTAGACGAAACAAACGGTGGTACAGGCGAAAGTACATATGCACAATATGACTTGCTATTTGGTGATGCAACTAACAAACTTACAAAATTAAGTGTTGGTTTAAACAACCAAGTATTGCGTGTTAGTGCTGCTGGTGTACTAGAGTATGGTGCTGTTGATTTAGCAGCGGCGGACGCAGTAACTGGTACACTACCTGAAAGTCATGGTGGTACTGGACAAAGTTCATACACATCAGGTGATTTACTATATGCAGGTAATACTGGTGCAGATGGTGTGCTTGCTAAACTGGCAATTGGCACTGACGGTGACGTACTTACAGTTGCAAACGGTCTTCCAGTTTGGACAAACCCAACTAACCAAGTTGGTATTACCAGTACACGCCGTGTAGCAATTGGTACAAGTGATGTTAACATTGGTGCAGCACTACCAGCAAACGTTAGAGTAGTAGAAGCAAAAGTTAATATTACAAGCGCATACACAGCAGGTACAACTATTACACTGGGTAGATCAGGTGCAGTTGGTGAAATTGCAACAGCAGAAGAGATTGATCCAGAAACAACTGGCATTTACCAAGTTGATCTAATGCAACTTTACGGTAGTTCAACACAGTTGATTGCTAGTGTAACAGGCGCAAGTACTGGTGCAGGATATGTAATCGTAACATTTGTTGCAGAATAAAAGTAAAAAATTGACAAGAAAGCATAAATAAAAGTAAGCGCAAAGCGCAAGTTTAAATTTTAGGAGAATTAAAATGGCTTTAACAACATCACAAGCAGTTCGTGCCGGCACTGGCCTAGGCGGACAAACACACATTTTTGTAGTAGCAACAGGCACAAACGTAGAAGTAGCTTGTGCAGAAGCAGCAGAAGCAGGTTTCACAGTTGCAGCAGTAGAAGGTACAGCAAACGGCGATCACATCGCAATCCAAGGCACAGGTGCTGCACCAACACTTACTGACTCAACACTAGTTGTAACATTTGCTGACTAATAGCAATAACATTTAATGTTTTAATAGGCGCCTAGGGCGCCTATTTTTTTGAACTTTTTGTGACTTTTTTGTTGACAAGTAAGGCGTTTTACTTTATATTATAAGAGTAAGATGACAAAGGAGACCAAAATGTTCCGTATTCCCGCTTTTAACAAAATTGATATGACGTTCGAAGAAGCAACTGTAACAATGAAGCATTACGGTCGTGGAGACATGCTGGAGGGTATGCAAGCAATGGACCGTGTTTGGGAAGAACATTGTGCGTCATATGATTCACCACTTGCACGTTTTGACAGCGATAGCGACTTTTATGAATGGTATGAAGCAGAAGTAAATGCTTACAACAAAATTTACGAAACAATGCAGCCACTTTTTGCGTAAGGAGATATAAAATGGAAACTTTTGAATATCAAGGCACTGTGTATGACGTTACTTTTGGTAAATCAGCTATTGTAAGACATGGCGGTCCTTTTGATCGTGGTAGTGCTGACAGTTATTATGGCCGTGGCATACGCCCGCATTATTATGTAGGTGGTACTGGTATGTCTGACCGTGTAGAAAAAGACGATATGACTGATGAAGAAATTAAACAGTACTATGCTGGCTATGAGTACAATGAACAACAGGGTGACAAAAAAGAATGGTAAGGATAAATATCTGTAAGCAAATGCTTATCGACAGCAACGAAAGTTGACTGGCAGTGTCAGTGGCACTGAACGGAGTATAAAATGGCAGTAACACAAAACCTGAAGGGTACAAGTTATCCTTCTTTCAAAATCCACAAGTCTGGCCCTACGTTGTATCAAGGGTCAGTTTCACCATCTGTAGGTAATCCAGCAAGTCCAAGAAACGGCGACTTGTATATGCAACATGGTACAAGCGGAAGGATGTGGATATACAGTCAATCAGCATGGACAGAAATAGAAACAGGCCTTAACGATGCACTGGACTCATTTACACTCAGAAGTACATATGTTCCAGAAGCAAAGAATATACAGTACATTTTAACTGGTACATCCACTGATGCAAACGAAATAGAATTATTAATACAAACAACACTGAGTGCAGATACTACTTTAATTGATGTTACTAACACCACAATTGACGGCAGTACTACTATTACCAGTGGAAGAATTAATATTCCAGATGATACAGCAGGTATTGTTGAAGCTAAAATTGTTGCCCGTGGCGGGACTAACAATGAAAATGCAGGATATATTATCAAGGGTGTAGTTGTTAATGATGCTGGTACAACTGTATTGTTAACTGATCCAATGGAAGAAATTTTAGGTGAAAGTTCAACCAGCTGGTATGCACTTATGGAAGCAAATGACACTACTGATTCAGTAGTTGTTAAAGCAAGTGGTGCAGCAAATGCCACAGTCAAGTGGACAGCATTTGTTAATGTGACATTAGCTACACATGTATAAAACCTCCTAGTATAATTGCTGCAGGAACATTTGGTGATTTAACAATTACTGACAGTATTACTACTATATAAATTTATTGGACAACAAGTCATAATTTCGATAAATACTCTGTGAGAAGGAGTGTTTATTATGGCTAAACAATTACAATCGGACTCTTTATATGCACAGTACGATGTTGACGGAGACGGTATCGTAAGTGATGAAGAAATCGCACGTTCAGAACGCATGATTATGCTAGAAAACGAAGATAAAAGACAAGACGCACAGCGCAATATGGCGTGGTTCGCACTATTTGGAATGTTATTATATCCATTTGCAATCGTGCTAACTGTATTTTTTAATTTAGATACAGCAGGCACACTATTAGGAAATATGGCACCTACATACTTTGTGTCAGTTGCAGCTATTGTTGCAGCATTTTATGGAACACAGGCGTACTCATCTGGAAAAAAGGCTCCAGCGGCAGCGCCAGTAAGTAGCCCAGCGCCAAAACCAGCAGCAAAACCAGCTGCAAAGCCTGCTCCTAAAAAAGAGCCTGCCGCAGAAGAAGAAATTAAAATAGTACGTAAGAGAAAATAATGCAACAGTATATTCGACTTTTAACAGCAAGAGACTTAACTGATCAAGAAATGGATCTATGGTTTGATACTGTATTAAAATTCACACCGCCTGGTGTGCCAATTTATGATGAAGATGAGGATCTTGAAGTAGAAGTTGAAGATGAAGATATTGCTGATGACGGGTTTCCATATGTGTACGTAGTACACTTAACCCGTCATTTAAACAAAACTGAAGCAGAATTTATTGTAAGTGCTTGGGAAATGAGATACGGTGATGACTTTGAAATAGAAGCCAGTAACTTATATGACCCAGACAAAGATATGCAACACCCATTTGAAATTGAAATGGAAGATGATGTATATGAAAATATCAAAGAAACAGCCGCAAAGTTTATGCATAACCGTTGGGTAGAAAGCAAAAACTTGGATGGCTGGCGTTATGCAACTCGTCTTAGCATTGGTGAAAAAACACACCCAGCTATGAGAGATTGGGATAGTTTGCATAACAGATACAAAAAATATCCAACTATGACAAAAACAGAAGCACTGGATTTTTATACAAAGTATAAACATTTATTCAATTAAGTGTTGACAACCAAGACGCTTTACTCTATACTGATATAGTAACAGTAAGGAGACACTTATGAGCTATCTAGTAACAGAACCCGGCTTAACTATTTTTAACTTTGCACAAAAAATTAGTGCATCGCAGTACCAACTTGCACAACAAGTATACGGCTCAGATGCGTTTATTGCTGTACCTTATACACGTAAACAACAGCAAGCAATCCGTGCAAACTTCCCTAGCAAGTTTAAGCATACCTTTACTGCAAAACAAACAACAGAGTTATTACAACAATATGTTTAATAGTAGCATAAAACGGATCGGATTTGCATGTAAATACATGCATCCGGACCAAACACAAAAGCCTAAAATACTTAAAGAAATTCAGTCACAGTATACTGAAAGATCTACAACTATTACATGGCTTAACAGACAGTCACGTGAAGTAGCAGAGCAAAGACTTTATGAAATTGCTTTTGACAACGTGGCAAATTTAGAAAGGCTAATTAGATATGTTGGATCTTTACCAGAATCATTACGCATGGTACGTATTGGCAGTAATTTGTTGCCTGCTTATACTCATGGTGATTGGGCTTATTTCTATAGGCAAGCAGATCTCCGAACACGGCTCGAGCGAGCGTACTCGAAAGTTGGCGATATTGCACGTGAGCTTGATGTACGCTTGTCTATGCACCCTGGTCAGTTTACCGTTCTTGCTTCCGATAATCCGGATGTGGTCGAACGTTCATTAGAGGAGTTTGAATATCATGCGGATATCATCAGGTGGATGGGCTACGGTCAGAACTGGCAAGACTTCAAGTGTAACGTCCACATCTCAGGTAAAAAAGGTCCAGCCGGTATCCAAGACATCCTTCCAAGATTGTCTACAGAAGCACGAAACACTATCACTATCGAAAACGACGAAAACTCCTGGGGACTCGAAGCAAGCCTAGAGCTAAGTAAAGATGTACCCTTGGTGATGGACATACATCATCACTGGGTCAAGACAGGAGAATATATTCGACATGACGACGAGCGCATTAGTATTATTATCGATAGTTGGCGTGGTGTGCGTCCTACTATGCATTACAGCCTTAGCCGTGAGGACTATATCAAGGATGCTTCATCAAGTGTACGACCAGACATGGACACACTACTTGAATCCTCATACAAAAAACAAAAACTAAGAGCACATTCAGACTATTGCTGGAATACTGCAAGCAATGAGTGGGCCTTGAGTTTTTGGGATAAATTTGATATTATGGTAGAGGCTAAAATGAAGAACTTAGCCAGTACACAACTTTATCAACAGTATTATATGCAAAAAGATCCATTTACTGGTATACTAAAAGCAGCATAAAACCTCCCTGTATAGCATAAATAAGTGTAATACAGGGGATTATTTTATGTCAAGACAATTCGTAAATATTGGCACAGTAGCAAATGACGGCACTGGTGAACCAATACGTTCAGCATTAGATAAATTAAATGATAACTTTATTGAAGTTTATACTGCGTTAGGTGGTGACACATTAACTACTATTATCAATAACGGTGAACTTGATCTTACTGGATCAAACAAGATTACATTTTTATTCAATGATACACTAGATTTACCAGCAGCTAGCAGTTACCACGGCATGTTTGCGCATGTACACACACAAGGTGCTGCCTATTTTGCTCATGCAGGTAATTGGGTTGAGTTAGCAAATAAAAGTGATCTAAGTAATATTAATATTGGTGATTTAGTTGATGTAGATACTACAACAACAGCCCCGACAAATGGACAGGTGTTAAAATGGAGCAGTGCAAACAGTGCTTGGGAACCTGCCAATGATACAGGCCCCAGTGCATTAACTGATCTAGGTATTAGTGATGGTACAAACGGACAAGTTTTAACAACTGACGGTGCTGGTAACTTTTCATTTACAACTGTAACAAGTGGTACTAGCTATACTAACAGTGATGTTGATACACACCTTAATACAAGTACAGCAGGAACAAATCAACTTCTAAGTTGGGATGGTAGTGATTATGCATGGGTAACTGATCAAACAGGCAGTGGCGGGACATCATATAACCAATCACTTGATACTACAGATGATGTTACGTTTAATACATTAACAGTTGATAGTTTATATATTACTGGTACTGGTTTAACAGATATTAATAGTACCACTGATATTAACTTAAATGCAACAAATCGTGTTGCGGTAGGAAATACTACTCCTTTTAGAGTTGCTAACTTTACAACTGCACAACGTGATGCTTTAACTGCACTAAATGGAGACACAGTTTATAATACTGATACAAACAAATTCCAGGGATATGCAAATGGTGTTTGGGTAGACTTGCATTAAGATAGGAAACATAATGAATAGATACATAGTAACACTAGCTAATGTCGATGTTGTAGAAGATTTTTTAAACACTATTAGAACTGATAACACCACAGACACTGATAACTTAATACCTACTAGAGCAGTGTCAATATCTAACCCAATGGAATTAAGTTTAAAATCAACAGAATTTTTCCTAACTCAAGAAGAAGCATCATTATTAAGAAGTCATAAAGATGTTAAGGCAGTCGAAGTCTTTACATTTAACACATATGATATATTTGCTGAACAGCGTGATATATTTTGGAGGAATGGCACAAGTGTATTAGATGGATATTTTACAAACTGGGGGCTGTTTAGTACTTCTAGAAAAGACCCACTAGCCTATATAGAAGGCGAAACTGACATATTTGATCCGTTGAGAGTGTATGATATTAGCACTGGTGTCAAATATCCTTATGCACTTGATGGCACAGGTGTAGACGTTGTAATTCAAGATAATGGTGTTATGACCGGACACCCTGAATGGGAAGATGCTGACGGTAATACTAGACTTATGGAAATCGATTGGTATGCAGAAACTGGTAGTAGTGGTGCAATGTCATCATCTCATTATGGTGACGTAGGGTATCACGGAACACATGTTGCAAGTATTGCAGCAGGAAAAAGACACGGTTATGCTAAAAATGCACGTATATATAGTATACGTTTTGATTCAGCAGGCGGGATTGGTACAATCGACTGCTTTAATTTAATTAGATTGTGGCATGAACAAAAACCTATTGATCCTAATACTGGATATAAACGACCAACTATCGTTAACGCAAGTTGGGGGTACGGTTGGTATGTTCCAGGTTATATAGACAGCAATTCTTTAACTGACGTTGTATTCAGAGGAACAAGTACAGGTACAACTTCTCTAAATGGATCAAATTATAGATCTCTTGGATTTGGTCCTTCTGTTAGACATGAAGCATCAAATATAGCAGTTAACGAAGCATGTCAAGATATGATAGATGCTGGTGTTGTATTTGTCAATGCAGGTGGAAATTCAGGTTATAAACATGACCTGCCTGGAGGTATTGATTATGACAATCATTACACTTCTAGTGGCGACTGGATTGATATACCAGCTGGTGATCCAATTTATTATAATAGACCTGGTTCACCATGGTCAGCTGATGGTATTTCTGTTGCTAATTACTCAAATACTGGCATAAATGTTTTTGGCGCTAGTCTCGGAGAAGTATTGACAAGAAGTTCTGTACGTGGCCCAGCAAATGATATTGCAGCACCAGGGACTAGGATTTGGGCGGCAACAAACAATGCTGATATGCTTGCACTTGACCCAAACAGAACTTTTTCGGCTAGTTATTTTGGTAATAATGCGTACAATAATTTATGTATTACTGGCACAAGTATGGCAGCACCGCAAGTTACTGGTATATTAGCACTATACTTGCAAATAAATCCTACAGCTACTAGTGCACAGTGTAAAAAATGGTTATTAGAGTTTGCTAGTGTAAATAAATATCAGGTTGAAACAGAAGATAGGGATAATACATCTGATCCAAACTATTTCGACGATTCATCATTCCAAGGAATGGCTAAAAAGTTTTTAATTAATCCATTTAGTGAAAAATACACCACAAAACTAAATGACACAAAAGAAGAATACGGATACGGTTTTGTAGTTTCTAGTTTCACTGTGGACGAAGTTGAAAGCCCAACAACAACAATAACAGTACAGGCAAGGCAAGATTTACCAGAATCAAAACGTACTGTTTCATATGAAATTTTAGGTGATGGAATAACACAAGACGATGTAGATGTTCCACTAACTGGTAATATGACGTTTTCATTAAATTCTGATAATATCTGGGAATCTACACTAACTATAACAGTAACAAATGATGAACTCACTGAAGGTACTGAACGTTTATTGTTTAGGATTGATTCAGGTGATACTGCATTAATAACAATAGAAGACACATCAAATAGAACACCAGGAATCATAATAACACCAGATTTAAACAATCCATCTAGAGACGGAGACGTAATTTATGAAGGTGAATCATTAAGTTATGCAGTGCGAGGAAACGGGTATATACCTACCAATGACACATATACATTTTATGTTAGGATGGACGGAAACATAAACAACTCTGACTTCTACGCCTTTGCAAATTACCAAAGCGGAATACCATACAGCGTATCAGCTGGTGAAGAAATTGAAATAAATTTTGGGTTTGTGGCTGACTATGTTTCTGAAAGTCCTAAGACATTTGAAATAATATTTGAAGAAAGAGATGGCGACGGCAATGTAACTCAGCTTTACAGGACAGTACATGTATTAGAAGATAGACCGAGTATTAATTGGACTTTTGAAATTGAGCCTGAAAACGCTTTTGATGAAGGCGGCCCAGGCTCTGTTTATGAACAAACAGCAGTAGTTATAAAAGCTACTCCAGAAGATATTACCCTTGCACCTCCTGGCACACCAGTTTGGATTACACAAACTTCTGGGTCTGCTTATGAAGGATCTGACTACCAGCCATTAGGCCAGCAAGAATTTACTGTAGGAACTATAGGATATGCAGGAGCATCAATGTATATATTCAACGATGCACAGACTGAAGCACCTGAATTCTTTTACTTGAGATTATATGATAGTCCAGTGACTACGAGTGCAAACCTTAAAGGTGAAATACAGGTTAAAATTTACGACAGACCTCCAGTTGAATATAATGTTGCTGTAACTGGAACTCAACCAGTTGATCCTAATCCTGAGTTATATGAAAATCCTTTTTATGAAGGCTCAAGTTTTACAGTTACTTTAACACCTAGTTATGTTTACAATCTCCCCAGTCAAATTTATTATACTTTATCAGGTAATGCTGTTTTAAATTCAGACTTTTTTGGATTACAAAATTCAGGAACTATTGGTAGAAATAGTAATGATGAATATGTAATAGGGGGCGGTATAGCAACTGACTCTAATACTGAAGGTCCTGAAACAATACAAATTTTATTTTATAAAGAATCATATCTTGCAACTAACATTGGCCGGGCAGTTATTACCATAGTTGACAATCCTTAATCTAGCATAAATAATGACATACAGGGGATTTTTCTATGTCTAGACAGTTAGTAAATATTGGTGCAGTGGCAAATGATGGCACTGGTGATCCGTTAAGAGATGCATTAGATAAAAATAATGATAACTTTTTAGAGTTATACAATGCACTGGGTGGCGACACCCCACTTACACTAGTAAACAGTGCAACTGGTAAAATGGATGTAACTGGTAGCAACCGTATTACATTTTTATACCAAGATTTAGTTGACTTGCCAACAGCAAGTAGTTACCACGGCATGTTTGCACACGTTCATAATGAAGGCGCTGCATACTATGCACATGCTGGTAGTTGGATTAAACTTGCTGATGATAGCAGTGTACCAGTTAATATTGGTGATTTAAATGATGTTGATTTATCAACACCTGCTACTACAGGACAAATACTAAAATACGATGGTACTAACTGGGTACCAGCAGCTGATGGCGGCGCTGGCGGTGGCGGTATTGAGCTTACAGACTTGAGTGTTACTGTTGCCGCAGCAGGTACTGCAAATTTAGCATACAACAGTACCAGTGGACACTTTACATACACTCCCCCAGATTTAAGTGGATATCAATTAACTAGTAATGCATTTGATGGTGACTACAATAGTCTTACAAATAAACCAACAATCCCCAGTGCATTAACAGATCTAAGTATCAGTGATGGTACTAACGGTCAAGTATTAACAACAGACGGTTCAGGTAATTTTAGTTTCACAACAGTTACTAGCGGCACAAGTTATACTGACAGTGACGTAGATACACATCTTAATACAAGTAGCGCAACTGCAAACCAAATTTTAAGCTGGAACGGAAGTGACTATGCTTGGGTTGCGGACCAGACAAGTGCTGGTGGTACTGACACAGTTATTGCACCATTTGCATTTGCAAATGTAGAAACTACGTCTAACGGTTCCGCTACTGGTATTAGCTGGAGTAACTGGAATAGTGGAAACTCATCATTAGATTTTACTTTTGATAATGCGCAAGCAAATACACAATATACAGTTGTAACTGACAGTGAAACATTTGATGATTACCATGTTGGTATTAGTAATAAATCAACAACTGGATTTACGGCAGAGTTTTATGATAATAGTGGAGGCCGTACGCCAA